AACATCAACTAAATGTAAATCTGCACGTTTACAAAGAGCATCAATAGATTTGATATTATAGAAAGACAAATGCTCATGGTAAATCGTATCGAACTCGCCATTTAAAATCATATCAGATTGAGATGTGGTTGCAAAAAGTAAACTATCTTTATGCATTACATTACGAATATTTTGCAACAACTCTAATTGATCATAATTATGTGCGAATGCATTTTGACAAACAATCACATCAAAACTTTGGCTAAACTCTTTACCTGTGAAGTAACCACAAACAACCTCATGTCTCTGAGAAGATGTTGCATAAAGATTTTCAGCAGGATCCACACCATAAGTTTGTGCTCCCTGATCCTGAAAATAGTTTAACTGACTTCCATCATTACAGCCAATATCTAAAACTGTGCGAGGTTTGGTTCCAAATTTTTCAGCAGTGAATTGTGAAAACCAATCAAAATATTCCAATTGAGATTTGGCTGTACCGGAAACATACAAATAATCCTTAAACATCAAATCAGGATTAACTCGATGCGTCAATTGGACATGGTAACAGTTATCACACCGAACAATTGCTAGAGGATAAGTTTCCTGAACTTCATCTCGACTTTTCTTATAAGAGTTTGCAAGGGGCTGTTCTTTTAAATCCAAAACAGGAATTAAAGTGTCGTGCCCACATGCAATACAATTACTAATTGCTTCTACATTAACCATCTGTCATTCTCCAAATACCAATCACTCACCTGTTTAATTCTTTGAGAGAAGGCAACTTTAGGTTCCCATCCGAGACTTCTCATCAATTCACCATCAAGTGCATAACGCAAATCATGCCCTGGTCTACTCGAATGAAAATCTACCATTTCATAAATCAAATCTTTTCCTTGTGCTTTAGCAACAAGTTTAGCAAGCGTTAGATTATCAACTTCTTCTTTACCAACAATATTAAACTTAGGGCATCTTGCATTACCATAATCCATTTCTGGAACTGGCTTGTTTTTGACCAAGAATAAAAGTGCATCTGCAACATCTGCGGCATGAATATAGAATCGACTGCCTGCTTGAGTTTTAGTATGATCTGAATGAATAAAGATTTTTTCACCTTTACGCACCCGATCAATACACAAAGGAATAAATTTCTCTGGTGTTTGTCTCTCACCAAATACATTCATTGTATGTGTAATCATCATTGGAAGTTTATATGTGTTTTCATATGCAACACACAATTCTTCAGCAGCAGCTTTTGATGCAGAGTATGGATTCGTAGAATTATACCTATCACGCTCTTTGTATGCAACACCAGGAGGTGCAACACCAAAGATTTCGTCGGTACTGAAATACAGGAAAGTTTCTAACTGATATGGAAGTTTTCTTGCAAACTCAAGAAGATGAGCAGTACCGATAGTGTTATCGAAAATAAATTCCATCGGATGGGTGATCGACCTATCTACATGCGAAGATGCAGCCAAATGAAGAATCACATCAATATTTCCGTGTTTATGGAGAAAGTTTTGCGTGATAGGATTAATCTCTGCTTTCAAATCATGAAAGACTACATTAACTCTCTTCTGAACTTCTCTATCATAACTCTCCAAAACTTCATGTAGACGATTTAAATTGCCAGAATAATCTAGCCGGTCAATCGTTGTAATTTTCCAATCTGTGACTCGAATCAAAAGATCAATAACATGGTGTGCAATGAAGCCTGCACCACCAGTAATCAAAACATGTTTACTCATTAATAATTGCTCCTGTAGGTGCTATAACACCTTCTAATCCAATAGGTTGAATTTGTACCCATTTAAATTTATTTAAATGTTTGTAATAAGAATGCTCAACATCAATATCATATTCCAAACAATCATTAAAAATAATAGGCAGCTTAGATTGAAATGTATCAAACAAAGAAGCATCCATGTGCCAAAGTCTCAATTCGAAAATTGTATCGACACCCGCTCTCTCTTGTTTGTCTTTTGTCATCCAAGAATTTACCGTGGGAAGAAACACAAATGAGTCTTTAAAATCATCTTGATTTAATACAAAATTATCATTTAACTTGTATCTTCCAGACATCTTATAGTATCGTTTAGTTTCAATTTTATTTTTTGAATACCAATCGAGTGCAATGATAAAACTCAATGTTTCAGCGAGACTCCTCAAACCAACACTCGAAAAGTGTTTGATTTGAGGATTTGATCCCACATACAAAAAATGTACACCCATAAGACCTAGTTGTCCAACATATTCTGATAAAGGCATATCATAAGAAGCATCGAACATAATAATCTTGTTGTTTGGGCAATACTTTTGTATTGATTTTACGGTTTCTACCGTCTGTTCAAATCTTTGATGATTATTAAAAACAGATAACTGCTTAACATTTAAAGCAGAACTAACAAAAAACACACCATCAACCATATTTCGCCTCAATAACTTTTCGCCATTCTGGTACTCTATCATACTGATGAACGATTGTAAACTCTTTTCCAGTCGAAGTAGTAACTTTACCTTCGACCATCTTAGGTTCTGCTTCTAAAAGAAAAGGTCTAAACTGTTCTATTTTAGATGGGTCTGCTGTTGTACCTAATTGTGCTGCCCAACCATCTTCAGAATTCATATATTTGCAAGTGTGCGTATATGGTGTCATAGAAATCATAAAATTAAATGTAGATTGGTCGCAAATAGGAATTGGGCGATTGATTGCTGCGGTAAAGATATTGATAATCAAATCGCGCATTTGTGTGGCACGACCAGCTAGAACGCCGACGTTGTAGATAGTGTTGTTTTTATATTTTTCGTGAATGTAGGGACCATAAGTCTCTAAAAGATTCTGATTGCCCCAAGGCTCGTCTTTATACTTCATGCTTTCAGAAGCAAAGACTAAACCTTTATCACCTAAATTGTTTTCTAGCCAATCGATGGGATTTTGTTGGAATACAACATCTTTGACATCGGTTGTAATAACATAACGATAATCGTTCCTACAGAGATGATCGTAAATGTGAATAAATCTTTCTACATGAACAGGAATTCTTCCAGGCTCATATTTAAGATTTCCTTGTTCGTCTTGACCGAATCCAATGACTTTAAATCCCGCTTCAATTACTTTTCTTGCAGATTCGTTATCGCAGTTCATTAGAATGAGAACTTTCTCACCTTCAAAACCGCATTTATTGATAGAGTTAACCCAATACTTTAGGGTTTCCCATGTGTAATTATTCGCACATCCTATAATCAAATCTTTCATAATATAGCTCCTTCATTTTATATAGTACGTTTATTGGCCTGGTGTGTCCTTTTTATACTTCTTTACCAGGTGTTTTGTGCCCCATTGCCCTGCTCCTGCTACAGGTAAGATATCAGGATTTGGCGACTTCTTTTCTTCACTGACACTTTTATGTAGTTTAACTCCAGTAACTTTCTGAACTAGATCCCATGCTTCTTTATGTCTTTTATTTTTAACATGATCATCGAAAGATTTCTTTTGATTTTCATTAGCATGTTTTTTAAATTTAATTAGTTCCATAATACCTATATTACCAGCATATGCTGCTTCATGTAACACTTCAAATTGCTTAAAGTTATACATTACTTACTCCAGTTTTTCTGTGCAGTGAAGTTTAGATGGCTGAATTCTAGTCTATCAACTAACTTAACTGCATTTCCTTTTAGTTTATCTACCGCAACGAAACCTTCTGGATTAGTAATTTTATATCCATCATCGGTTTGAACAAAAGTATTTGTCACTTGTTTTATTTGTTGAAGTTTTTTAATAATCATATTTTTAGCATCAACTAATAGATTTTGTAATGTGAATATTGCAACCAAATCGGAGTTGTTTCCTCTATAGAATCTCACCAATTCGTTTTTTTCTGCCATTCTCTTTTCTTTTGTGTCTTTCTTTTTAGCAGATAAAATTTCTTTATTCAGTTTATCTTCAACCCATTTAGTCAACTCAACAGCGTGTGATACTGGGTTAGTAATTTTTTGCCCTGAACGAACTTTGGTGTTGTTAAATGTTTTAATTTGAGTTTGTATAATGTCTGATGCAGCGATACGATTCATTGATAATGAATTGATTCTAGAAAATACGGTACCTGCTTGAGATAGAATAGATGTAATTTGTTTAGTTTCTTCTTTGGTAAAAGTTACTGTACCTGAGGCATCAATAAAATATGCATCCCTGAACCAAACATCTTTTGTTTTCTTTAAATTGTTTATGTCGATATTAAATGATGCCTTCAATGATGCTATAGTTTTACCTGTATATGAAGTATGAAATACAATACCCATCTTAGCTGCTTTCATCGATTTAGCCAATTTGCTTTCGACTGGTACAGCATAGACAATCGTATTAGGTTTAAATGTCAAATACATTTGCCCATCTATTTCTTTTTCTGCTTCTCCTAAATCATCTTCACCAAACATCATATCACCTTGAAGAATACCATCGATACCCAATTTAGGAAGATAGGTGAGTGCTGTCTTGAGTTTTTTATTCAAGCCTTCACCTGGATGATTTCTGTCGATGTCTTCATCAGTATAATTTAGTTTTGCATCAACATTGAAAATGCCTTTAGTTGCAACGAAGAATTTTCCATTTTCTGGATTAACACCCGCGAAGACTGCTGGCGCACCATCCCATTTTGTTGTGACATTTACTTTCGAATCTGCATTACCTGCAAGCATGTCTCTTAAAGATCGCAAAAAATTAATCGCATCCCTTGCACCAGGAACACCGCGATTGATTACTTCATCTTCGATATGTTCTAGATGAACATTCTTTCCTTCCTTCGAAGACTCAACTATAAAATCTTTGAAGTTCATATTTCTTCAGCCTTAGAACCAATTAATTTTTTCGGCATAATTAAAACCCTAACACTTTTATAGGTTACTCCATCTACTTCATAATTTCTTCCTGAAGAATAACGAGCACCTATAATAGTTGTGTATCCGTTCTTCATGAATTCTGAAACATCTGGGTTGTAGCTTGCGTGTGCGGTAAAATCTAATTTGTGTGCATTTCCAACAACAGACATTCTAACATCACCTTGACCTATTAGATGAATGTTATCTATTCCAAATCTAGTTTCACCGAACTGAGGACCGTATATAGACTTACCTATTAATTTTCTATCCTTAACTACTGCATAGAATCTTTTTTTAGCTCCGACAATAGTATTGTGATAGCCACTCAATTTTCTCAAAAAATCAACCACATTCTTGTCTTTTGAGATAGAACCTGTCTTTTGGCCGTCAGCTTTCGGAGTAATACCGCTATATTGTTGAAAGCCTCCAGCATCGGATCCCATTTTATGAGATATGAAACATACATCTTCGAACTTCTTGGTCTTAGCATTAAATGTAACTAGAGCAATATCAGCCTTAGGAGTGCCTTCTACTTTATTTGCCCCGTAAATATTTTTAAATGTATGTCGCCCAGCTTTCACAGTAATTGGAGATCCTATTTTCATAATATACCCATTAATTTGTTCTAAAACTGCTAGTTCACCTCTTTCTGTAGGAGAAGGAGAATTTAAAACATAAGATTTATCTAGTGTACTATGTTTAAATAACAGTCCGTGAACTTTTAACGATCCGGGCATAAAGACTCCAATAGTTTATTGGGTATTTATACTTTTACTCCTCCAAATTTAGATCCAAAGTCTTTTCTATCTCTATTTCCAAATGTATTGATGGGCTTATCATCATCCATTCCAGAGTCAATCAAGTCTTGTGCATTAGATTCTACATCATACAGTCTCATTTTAGCCCTGTCAACTCCAATGACAAATTTCTTATTGACACCTGGATCATTGTATCGATTTTTCAACTGTTTGACCATCATCTGCCCAAGTTGTTGCAATTCCTCTGTGCTGATAAGTGCAAACATGAAGTCAGCCGTCGCTGGAAGACCAAATGATTCACTAGTATCTTCTAGCCCAACGTCAGAGTTACTGAAGCCAGATCGAGTTGTTTGTGTAGCAGAAACGATTGGAACACCAAACTCTACAGCAAGACCACGAAGTTCTTCAGCAATTGATTTGATATAGGTATAAGAATTGACACTGCTTCCCATCTTCAGCCGACTGGAACAACAGATATTCAAATAGTCAATAAAGATAATCTTTGGTCTGAAATTCTTCTTCAATTGAAGTTCATTTAACAATGAACGGAAATGTAATGCACTAGCTGATGCAGTCGGATATTCTTTGATAATAAGTTTACCTTGAGTTTTACTTTGGAGTGCAGAAAATCTTTTGGTGTAATCTTCTTTAGGAATTACATGCAAATCGTTAATGCTGATGTTCAATAGGTTTGCATCGATTCTTTCTGCAATTTTTTCTTCAGCCATCTCCATTGTGATATACAAAACATCATAACCCTGAGAAATACACGATGCAGCAACATGACACATGAAGAGAGACTTACCAACACCAGTCCCAGCAAGAGCAATATTGAGTGTTTTGTTAGGTAGCCCACCTTTTGTAATCTTGTTAAAGTAATCCAAGTCGAACGGAATTCGTTCTTCTTTTTGATGGTAGAATTCAAAACGTCTTTCATAGTCGTTAATATAGTCATGCCCAACATTGTTATCGAAAGAAACACCCAGTGCATCGGAAAGAATCTTGGGAATTTCACCTTTTGATTTATTAGTTTTCTTATCATCAAGAATACTAACTGATTCCATGATTGCATTATACAATGCTCGATCTTGGCAAAACTTTTCAGTTTGTTCAGTTAGCCACTGAGTTTCTGTAGGTTCATCTTTGTGCTTGTGAATCTCATTTACAAGATCCACACAACTCCTCACCTGCTCTTCAGTTAAAGTTTTAGATTCTACAAAATTAATTACCAACGCTTCTTTCGTTGGCATCGTTTTGTATTTCTCAATGAAGTCTTTTACTTCTTTGAAAATATATTTTTCTGTAGAGTCGGAAAAATATTCATGATTGATGAAAGGCATAACCTTTCGAGTGTATTCTTCATTATAGATCAGATTTTTCAGAATAGAATGTTCGAGGCGATTCAAAATTACCTTCCATTAAAATAATTTCAGAGAGAATGTCACCAAGCATTGTAACAAAATTTTCGTCTTTTTCCAAGTCCATTTTGTTAAGATTACCAGAGTCAACGACCATATATCCAAATCGAAGTGTAGCTAGGTAACCTTGCTCTTCTACAGCAGCATTCGTATAATAATATAAAACACCAGCATAAGGACCTTTAAGAATCCTTATGCCAGTTAAATCAGTATCGGGAAAATCGTGAAACTGAAAGTCTTCATCAAGCTTCAGTTTCTTGGGCTTCTTCCAAAACTGAAGCATTTCCCATAATGTTTCCGTAAGCGATTTCATATTTCTTTCTCACATATTCTTTAAACTCTGGATTATTTAACATTTCTTTCCAGAATTCTTCGGTCTGTGTTGCATCGAATCTATATTTCTTGTCAGAAATTTCACCTGTTTCTTTGTTAACTTTGGAATACCACCCATTACTTGGCTTAATTACAAAGTCACCTTCAAGTGCTACATCCAGGAGCCCGGAGTATTTTTGAATACCACCTTCGAACGAAACAGAGATAGGAATTTTTGATTTTTCTTTGACATAGCGAGATTTCTCCACATTAATAATAAAGTTATAACCAGTAATTTCAGTGCCATCTTTTTCTTGTTGGCGACCGAGAATGAAAATGTTGTCTGCTGAATAATATGAACCTGTACCACCACCAACAATATCTTTCGGAAACATACCAATTTCTTTGTAAGTGTGATTCACTACAACCATTGGAATATCTTTCAGTGTAAGGTGGGGAGTGACCATGCGAAACAAACTTTTAACTTGTTTCGCTCTGCTCATATCAGCAACAGACTTTTGGTCCAGTGCATCTTCAACTTCTTTCTTTGAAGCAAGATTACCAATCGAATCGACGATAATCATCACACGTTCACCCCGTTCAATTGTTTCCAATTGTTTCATGATATCAAACTTTAATTGTTCAATATCGGTAATGGGTGTGTGAAGGACTCGTTCAGTATTGATGCTGAATGTATTAAAGTAAGACTGAGGAGTACCAAACTCAGAGTCATAAAACAATAGAACAGAATCTTCATATTTCTCCATGTACGATTTAGCCATTAAAAGACTAAATGCTGATTTAAAATGTTTAGAAGGACCAGCCCACATAGTTAAACCTGGAGTAAGACCGCCATCCAGTCTACCGCTCAATGCTACATTTACCATAGGGAT